TTAGCCAATTTTTTTATACTTGATACGTTTAGGCTCCGCGGCGTCAGCGCCGTAGGTTTTTTTCAGCCACGCTTCGTATTCAGTGTAGTTACCATCGAAGAAGTTGATTTGGCCTTCATCACGGTAATCCAAGATGTGCGTCGCGATGCGGTCTAAAAACCAACGATCGTGCGAGATACACATAACACAGCCTGGGAATTCCAAAATCGCATTCTCCAGCGCTCGCAACGTTTCTACGTCTAGGTCGTTGGTTGGCTCATCCAGCAGCAGTACGTTGCCACCAGCTTTTAGTAGTTTTGCTAGGTGAAGACGATTGCGCTCACCACCAGAAAGTTCTTTTACAAATTTCTGCTGGTCATTACCTTTAAAGTTAAAGCGGCCAACATAAGCGCGGCTTGGTACTTCAAAGTTGCCAATTTTTAAAATGTCTTGGCCGTTTGAGATCTCTTGGAAAACGGTATTGTTGCCATCCATATCATCACGGAACTGCTCAACGGTAGCGATCTCAACGGTTTCACCAATTGTGATGTCGCCGCTATCTGGCTGCTCTTGGCCACTTAACATTCTAAATAGTGTTGATTTACCTGCGCCGTTTGCACCGATGATCCCAACAATTGCCCCTTTTGGTACGTTGAAATTCAAATCATCAATCAACAACCTATCTCCAAAACTCTTGCGTAGGTTGCTTACTTCAATCACTTGGTCGCCTAAGCGAGGGCCAGGTGGAATGAATAGCTCATTGGTTTCGTTGCGCTTTTGATAGTCGTTTTGCTGAAGCTCAGTAAACTGCGCCATACGTGCTTTAGACTTAGCTTGGCGACCTTTCGGATTTGAGCGCACCCACTCAAGTTCTTTTTCAATCGACTTTTGGCGTGCTTTTTCTGATTTTTCTTCTTGCTTCAAACGTGCATCTTTTTGCTCAAGCCATGAAGAGTAATTACCTTCCCATGGAATACCGTGACCACGGTCAAGCTCTAAAATCCAGCCTGCGACATTGTCTAGGAAGTAGCGGTCGTGGGTAATTGCTACCACAGTGCCTTCATAGTCATGCAAGAAGCGCTCAAGCCACGCGACAGACTCCGCATCTAAGTGGTTAGTTGGCTCGTCAAGAAGTAGCATATCAGGCTTTTCAAGTAGCAAGCGGCAGATAGCAACACGACGCCTTTCACCCCCTGATAGGTGCTCAATTTTAGCATCCCACTCAGGTAAACGTAGGGCGTCAGCAGCACGTTCTAGTGCATTGTCTAAGTTATGACCATCATGTGCTTGGATAATTGCTTCAAGCTCGCCTTGCTCTTTTGCTAGTGCATCAAAATCGGCATCTTCCATCGCATATTCAGCATACACTTCATCTAATCGAGTCAATGCGCGCTTAACTTCACTAACTGCTTCTTCTATTGTTTCGCGAACGGTCTTGCTTTCATCTAATACAGGTTCTTGTGGTAAGTAGCCAATCTTAGTACCTGGCTGCGGACGTGCCTCGCCCTCGAACTCTGTATCAACCCCTGCCATAATACGTAGTAAAGTTGATTTACCCGCACCATTTAGACCTAACACACCAATTTTAGCGCCAGGAAAAAAGCATAAAGAAATGTCTTTGAGGATAGTGCGCTTAGGCGGCACAACTTTGCTCACCCGCGACATGGTATAAATATATTGAGCCATGAGTTTCCAATCTCTTTTTTGATTTAGACGTATTTTAGAGAAAGCCTTGACGGGCTGCAATGTTGATAGGTCATAACGCTTAAAAAACCACAGTGAACGTCAGCTTAGTTAACTGTTGTAATTTTTTATTTACCTTTTAATAAGTTAAATAATTGCACTGTGTATATATCCAGTTGGTTTTTGTAAGTTTCTCATTAGTAGGTCATTTTTGACCTGTTTCGCAACCTTAAAATCGCTATTATATCACTACGCTGAAGAAAGTTATCGGATGAAGATGTTAACAGCGTTGTGGGGTTATTGGAATTAAACCCTGTTGGCAAGGATGAACGACTACGTTGTTTTCGCTTCTCAGTAAAGGTTATACCAATTTGACTTAATACTTGCTCAATTTGAAGGAGTAAATCTGACGCTAACAGCGTTAAAAATTTTTCATTTAGAACAACTAAATAGCAAAATTTTTGCCTAGTTATCGACAAGATTTTCTCGCCTCAAAATAGACCATTTAATTAAGCAAATTGGTATTAACTCAGCTAAGCAGAACAAAATTTCACTAGTCGTGTTTATTTTTTGAGGTAAGGAGAACTATGACACTTATAAACACAGCCACATCCAGACTGGTGGGTCAAATCAAGCCTGCACCTACAGGAGCAGAAATACTGCGTGTTGCACGCAGGCTCAGAGGCTATACACAAGCCGAGTCAGCGGCTCACTACGGTATTGAAGAGCGCACATTAAGACGCTGGGAAAATAGGGAATATAGCCCTCGCTGGAATGACGTGATTGGCCTAGTTGAAGATGTTTACTTACTCGATATTTTAGAAGTGATAGGAAAAATTCACGATGAACAAACAAGTGACAATTAAACAAGTTCGTACCGCGCTTAAACGTTGGGGGAAATTTTGGTGTGCCAAAGAGTTAGGTAAGGGGTTTAGCCGTCAGGCAGCTACAGAAGCAATAGGAAGTGTAGCGAGTCGTAACATGAGTGCAGAGCAGATCCATGTCCCAGATGAAATAGCGCAGCTAAGCGCCTCTATAGAGTTGCTAAGACCAGAGTGTAAGCGAGCCATTCGAGCAAAATATATGATGCACAGTAGCGCCGTAAACGCAGCCAAACTACTGGGCTTTGATAGTAAGCGTTCTATGGAGTTTTGGTTACTTAAGGCCGAGCAGAGTTTAATGGTTAACTTGTCTGCACAATAGAAAAAGAGGGGGATTGTATGTCAGTAATGAATACAGTGGAGCAAATCAAAAAACATGAGGGATTTCGGCAGTTTCCTTATTTGTGTACAGCAGGAAAGCTAACTATAGGCTACGGACGCAACCTAGACGATTGTGGAATAAATGAAGATGAAGCTGAGTCATTGCTTGCCAGTGATGTTGAAAATGCAAAAGCTGCAGTGTCACGCAGAATTAATACGCAGCACTGCAATGAAGCAAGGATAGCGGTATTAGTCAATATGGCGTTTAATCTCGGAGTGACCGGTTTGCTTAATTTTCGCCGGATGCTGCAAGCAGTAGAAAAAGGTGACTTTGAAACCGCTGCGCTTGAAATGCTAGACAGTCGCTGGGCAAAACAAGTGCCGATACGAGCACAAGAATTAGCACAGCAAATGATTTGTGGAGAGTGGCAAGCATGAGTCTACTGGCAAGTCTGTTTTCAGCTAAAACCGTGGCACCTATCGAGGCCATTGGTAATATCTTGGATGAGTTATTTACCAGCGAAGAAGAGGTGCTAAAACAAGAGCACCTCAAAGCGAGGCTGATAGCAAAGCATGCGCTAGTACAAGCGCAGATCAACCAAGTGCAAGCCTCACATCGCAGTGTTTTTGTTGCCGGTGCTAGACCTTTTTTGATGTGGGTATGTGGGTTTGGCTTTTTATTTTCATTTGTTGTTAATCCTATCTTGCAGTGGTTAGTACCGGAGCAGGGCACACCCGATTTACCGTTGGATGTCATGCTGGAATTAACACTTGCCATGCTGGGGCTTGCAGGGTTACGCACGGTTGAAAAAGTAAAAGGAGTGAGTAAGTGAATCACCCAGAACAATGGCAGATGAAAAAAGAGTTGAATCTGGCTCATATTTTAACCACCATCGTCTTGCTGGTGTCTAGCATTATTTATCTGGGGGATTTAGATAAACGGATCACGACCAATTCTCAAGCGCTTGATCATCTCAAGCAAATTCGCAAGGAAGATCAAAAGCGTATAGAAAAACGCTTAGATTCCATAGACAAAAAACTTGATACCTTATTAAGCGCGCGCCGCAAAGAATCTTAGCAGCAAAGCTACTTCGGCAGAGCTTTTTATATCCAACTTAATTTACAAGGAGAGTAGCATGAATAATGCTATTGATCTGACGCGCCTATCTGCACCAGAGGTGCTTGAGACTGTGAGCTATGAGACTGTTTACCAGCAATTAGAGGCGCAGCTACAGCAGCACTTCCCTGATTACCCGTGGTTGCCTTCAGATCCAGCAATTAAGTTGATGGAGCTGTTTGCCTACCGAGAAGTGATACTTAGGCAGCGCGTAAATGATGCAGCGCAATCAGTTATGGTTGCTTATGCTAAAGGGTCAGACCTAGATCACTTGGGCGTCTTATTTGGCGTGCCGCGAGAGGAAAATGAGCCTGACGAACGTTATCGACTCAGGATCCCATTGTCGTTAGAAAGCCACTCAATGGCTGGGACAAACGGCGCCTATCAATATCATGCTTTTACCGCTTCTGCGAAAGTGAAAGACGTATATGTTGAGTCAAGTTTACCCGGTATTGTCGAGGTGTATATTTTGCCAGTAGCAAGTGTTGAGACACTGCACGAAAAAGAAGCGCTACGTACCGAGGTATTGCGATACCTAAATAATGAAGATGTTAGACCGCTTACTGATTTGGTCAGAGTCCATTTGGTAGAGCCAACACAATACACGATTGAAGCTGATATTTACTTTAACGCAGGAATTAATACTGAGCAGGTCAAAGTAGCGATTAACCAAGCGGTTAATGCGTTTATTCAGTCTCATTATTTACTAGGTAAAGAAGTACCAAGCTCAGGTCTCATTGATGCGCTACACCAAGGAGGGGTCAGAAAAGTCAAATTGCACACAATGAATGACGATATTGTATCTACTGTGAAAGAGGCGGCTTTTTGTCGCACTATACAGCTGCACTTTCCAACAGAGTAAGGAGACTTATGGCGAATTATCATAAATTACTACCGCCAGGTACATCCCCACTGGTTTGTAACATGGCTGAGGCAGTAGGGCGTGTACCTGAAGAGCTCAAAGTGCAGGCAACCATACCAGAATACATTGGCAGGCAATGGCACCCTGCAACCTGTCCAGAGGCGCTATTGCCTTGGCTTGCTTGGTCACTGTCAGTGGATGAATGGGACGAAAATTGGTCGCTTCAGACTAAACGCGCATTTATCGCCAACTCAGTTAAAGTACATAAACACAAAGGAACGGTAGGCGCGGTGAAACGAGCACTGGCATCACTTGGCGTCAGTGTAGAGTTTTTTGAGTGGTTTCAAGAGATTGATGATATCGCCATTGCGCCATATCAATCTAAGCAGCCGCATACGTTTATGTTTATTGCATGGGCGAATGAAATCCCCTACACCAGCGATGCTGTGGTGCTCAGCCCTGAGCTGTACCAAGCTGTAAGAGATGTTACCAACAGCACCAAGCCGCAGCGTGCACACTTTGACTTTTTAGTTGGGGCAAAAATGCGGCTAGGCGTGCAAAGTGCGGCGATCGCCAGTGGCATGCAAGTTGCGCGAAAAACGGCGCACACTCAAGCTGTCAAAGCGGCAGCAGCGCAAATGTCGGCGGCATTTTCCTTGGCAGGCACCAAACCCGTTGCGGCAACAAGCCAGTACATGAAAAGCATACCTGTGAATGCAAATATGCACACACGAGCACAACTGGCACTGCACCTTAATAACCGCCGTCACGCTGTAAGCCGTATTTATTTTACCAACGAGCAAAAGCTGCCAGCTGCCAAGATTGACTTGAGCTGTGCATTTGCAACCAGCTTACATGTTAATAATCAACGTTTTCAAGTGGCAAGATTCTACTGCCACGCCTAATCATCGCAGCAATGCAATCAACAACCGTTATTGGAATAGCGACTACTTCACTTCAATTGATGTCATCAGCGTTTACCCAGCGGTAATACCGATTGGTATAACCCATTGCTGTTATCTCGTACCGATATGTTGAAGCAAATTGGTATCACTCAACAAAAGGAGACAGGTGCTGTGAGCACGATTTTACGGCCGACGATCACCACCAGAGGGTTGGAAGCAGTATTTAACGCCCAAAAAAATGGCTTTCAAGCGAAGATCAGCAGAGTAGGGCTTGGCACTGGCAACTATACGCCAGATCAAGAGCGTAGCCAGCTGCAACAAGAAGTCCACCGTATTATGGTGGCCAGTGGCGAAGATAAGGGCAATGCCCAAATTCACATGAGTGTGATTGACGACACCGATCACAACTTTTGGGTCAATGAAGTTGGCTTTTACATAGAAAGTGAAGCAAATGGTCAACCCGAGGAAGTACTCTTTGCGGTGTACTCTTCACCAGATAGACCCATTGCGTATAAATCGGCGGAAGTCGACTTATTACTGGCGTTCGATTTGGTCTTAACAGGGGTTCCTGCGGACTCGGTGACCATTGTCGATAACGGCGTTAATCTTAATATTCTTATCGCCCCAGAGCTTGCCAAGCTCGGCGCTGCACAAATCAATAATATGACCCGTCATCTTAAACAAAAGTTTGAACTGATGGCTAAAGGAATTTTATAGGAGCAATTTATGGCATTAGAACAAGATATTGCAAACCTGATACAGTCCACGGATGCGTTAACCGCAGTGGTTGACAATAAGGCACAGCAGTTGGACAGCCAAATGGCAGCGTTTGATGCGCGTATCGCAAAAAAAGAGCAAGATGTAGATGAATTTATCCAAGAAGCGATGCCAGAAACACGCTATGTACAAGATATTTTTATCGGTGGTTCAAAGGATTACTTTTATCCGGTGTGGTGGCGTTTTCCAGATAATGCCGCGGGGGGGGGCAAGCTTACGGTTGCTCGCCAGTATTCATGGAATGGTGACACAAAACCCTTAAACACCGCGAGCCCTCACCAAGCGGCACTTCTCCTTGAGCTGGAAGGTAATGCTTATGCTTGGCATGGCGATGCTAACTTTATGCAAATTAAGCGTTTTCATGAACGTTATAATCCAACAGTAAGTCATTTAAGCTTCTACGCGTATTCAAAAGTGGAAAAAGTAGATGCTGATAAACCTCTGTATGTCGGCCGTGATGACGGTTCAGTGGGTGCCTGGTGTTATCGCTACAATGGTATGTACTTAAGAGGTGGTGGACTTAAATACCGATTTATCAAGAATTGGAAAGGAGATGTATCTTATCATGATGGAAATGATAATTTGCGAAGAGAGTTAACAGAGGCTAGTTTTGCCAATAGCTCTGTTCGCTGGTACGCAGAGCCAATTCCATTTGCTGAGCGTTTAGCGCCAACACTAAGTACCATTCCATACGCAAACCACCCCTATACACCACCGACAGCCTAAAGGAGTAAACATGGAAATAAAAACGTTAAGAATTGGCGATGATGAGCTGATTAATGTCCCTGCGGATGAAAAAACGCTGGCGGATTTGGGCATTGCTAGCGCTGATATTCCCGCTATTTTAGCCGAGGCCAAACAAGCGCAGCTACTATCACAGTGTATGCACGCCAGAAGCTTTTCTTATCAAAGCGAGTCAGACGGGCTGGCCTTTGATTATTTAGCCACTTTAGCGGAGTTTGGTGAAAACAGCGAAGCGACTCAGGAGGCAAAAGCCGCGTGGCTAAAGGCAAGAACCACAATCAAGGCTCGCTATCCAAAACCTGAATAACGAATATTTACAACCACATTAGGCTACTAAGCCCACCCTTTGGTGGGCTTTTTTGTGCCTGATTTACCACAGAGCTAACGCTCAATAGTTTTAATAAACAACTTTAACCATATGGAGAAAAATATGGCGCTAGAGCAAGATATTGCCAACCTCATCGAGGCATCAAATGACCTCACTGCAACCGTCGATAATAAAATTCAAGATATTACGGCAAAATTAGATGCAAAAAGAGCTGAGGTAGATGCCCGCTTGCAAGCAAAAGAGCAGGCTGTGGACGCAAAAATTGCCAGTTTCCAGCGAGCTTTACCTTTAGCCCCTAATGCACTTTCTGATACTAAGCACTTTAATAGTATTTGTGCTGATGTGCCAAATGGCACTGCTGTGGATGTACTGACTGCGCATGCGAAACCATGGACAAGTTTCTTCTATCGGGGAACTGAAGGATCGGGAACAATCACTAAGCTATCGCTGAGTCAACTTTCAGAATTTGGGCTAACACCAAATGAAGATTTGTTAAGGCGGGGCTTGGGAGCGAAATATCCCCATCATGAGAGCTACTCTGGAAGCCAATATAAAGTTCTTCTAATGGATGTCGTTTTGAATAAAGGGCGGGATGATAACCCCTCTGAAGGTAATCTATTTTTGTTGAATCAAGGGGGTGAAAGATATATTGGTTGGAGTAAAGGGGAATTTTTAACGCAAGCAAGTTGCTGGGTCAATGTGTTAGAACAAACAGGTACATTACGATTTTACCCATCCCAAAATCGCTCAGCTTTAATTTCTGTTGAAAGCTCAGATGTAGGTAAAGGTTGGCAATATAAATCGAGTAGAAGAACTGGCTGGGGTGGGTATCATCAGCCACTCTTCAAAGGGCTTGGTAGCATGAAAGTGGCCATTGCGTTGCCTTATGTTGGTACGGGCGATCATGGTGACAATATGATCTGGGCTGATAGTGTCGGCCATCCATACACTCACGTAGGTCCAACTTTAAATGAAGGAGCATAAACATGGCGATTTTAAAATTAAAAAAAAAAGGTAAAGCGATAGCTGGTGGTATTGTTGATGATGCACACGCAGCACACCTTGCAAAAGAAGCTGAAGTTGATTTAGCTTTATGTGAAATTGAATACAGTCCTAAAGAAATCAGCGAGTTAAGACGCAAACATTACAGCGTCAACACCGATTTCTTATTCTTTGACTATATGGCTGCAGTTACTGAATACGGCGAAGAATCAGAAAAAGCCACAGTAGCTAAGCAAGCTTGGATGAGTAAGCGAGCTGCAATCAAGTCAACATTACCAACTCTTTAAAGTCTCAAATAGTAAGGCTCAATTAGAGAGCCTTACTATAAATAGGTTCCTTATGTCTTTAATCAATTTTAGTGCCGTTGATCTTGGCCAACTACCGGCATCTGATTTACTTGCGCCGGTCCAATTTGACACTTTATACAATGAACTCAAGCAAGCACTAGCGGCGGCTTGCCCTGATCTTGGCGAGCCCTTGCCAAGCGACCCATTAGCGAAGTTGATGGAGGTGTTTGCTTATCGAGAGCTGCTCTTACGTCACCAAATTAATGAGGGCGCGCAGCAAGTGTTGTTAGCAAAAGCAACGAGCAGTGAACTTGATTATCTAGGCAATCGCTTTTTAGTCACTCGCGAAGTCGATGAAAGTGATGCTCGTTTTCGTGAGCGGATCCGATTGGCACTTGAAGGATTTAGCACCGCAGGGCCAATTGGCGCATATTGTTTTCATGCGTTTAAAGCACTGCCTCAAGTAAAAGATGTTTTTGTGGAGTCCCCCGAATTTGCGCTGCTGCAAGTCGAACCGCCATTATCAGAGCTCGTTCCAGCGCAAACGAAATTGCTGCACTGTACCCATGCCGCTCGACTTCAAGATGCAGCGCCAGGGGATGTGGCGATAACGGTGCTCACAGATAGCGGTAATGGCATACCCAGCCAAGACGAAATAACAGCGATAACAGACTATTTATTCCAAGAAGAAATTAGGCCATTGACCGATAGACCAAGGATACTCGCAGCTGAGGTAAAGGAATTTACGCTTCATGCCAAACTGTATTTATATCCCGGCCCTGATGAGCAAAAAGTCAAAACGTTGGTCGAGCGGAGCGTGAAGCAGTGGTTGCAGGCGCATCATAAGCTCAATCACGATATTCGTATGTCTGGACTGTATGGCGCATTACATCAAACGGGCGTGCAACGTGTTGAGCTGGTCTCGCCAACCGAAGATATTATCAATGCGCCTTGGCAGGCAGCCTATTGTACGAAAGTGGAGGTAGAAATTGCAGGACGAGATATTTAATACCTTACTACCACATACGAGTACACCACTTGAGGACGGGCTGGCAAAAGCGTTACGCAAAGTCTCCAAAACCCCAATACCGCTCGGTAGTTTATGGGATCCTTGGCGGTGTCCTGAGCACTTTTTACCTTGGCTTGCCGATGCGCTCAGTGTGGATTTTTGGGACAATACTTGGCCTGCTGAGGTCAAACGTAAAATCATCGCCAATAGCGTGCCAGATCACCGTATCAAAGGGACAGTCAGTGCAATCAAAAGCGCGCTTTCCACGTTAGCGGCAAAAGTTGAGCTAAAAGAGTGGTGGCAACAAGACAATCCCAGTGACTTTGCGCCGCATTCGGCGCAGATAATCGCATTGGCAGCGCAAAACTTAGACCCAGCAGGCAATACGCTGCTCACGCCAAAACTACAGGCGCAGCTATGGCAAGCGGTGGTGATGACCAAACCATGTCGCAGCCAAATCAGCCTGAGCGTCGGGGTACAGCAAAGTGCCAGCTTGCTCGTTACTTCGGCAAGTCAATTGCTAAGCCTACAACGTAGCTGGATGCCCCAACATGCTGATAATGTTGAGAATATGACTTCGCTTGTGGTGGCCACGACAGCGGCTTCACACAGTATGGCCAAAGTATCAGGTAAGGTAAGTTCAGATCTTACCTCCGTGTCGAGTATTTTTATCCAAACAGCACCTTTTGCCATCCAAATGCAGCGCCAACAATTTTATTGTTACTAAGGCCTTTGCTACTTGAGTTTTGTTTTCCTGAGTGTGTTTTGGTCGCGGCATTCGACCTGCCGCCAAGTGATCTAAGCAAAAGTTTAGCAACAATAAACCAAGCTTACTCAGATGAACAAAAGCAAACTTGAAAGATAAGCAAACCCTAATCTTTAAGGAATGATTTATGGAACACTTTACGCCGCTTATCACGCAGGCGGGATTAAATGCGGCCGTTAATGCCAAGGCCAATGGCTTTACCATTGATATAAGTGCCATTGCGGTGGGGACGGCTGGCTATACACCTTCACGCAGCCAAACTCAGTTGCAACAAGAAAAAAACCGCGTTGTGATTGCTGGTGGGCAGGTTGTGGGAGATGGTCAATTTCATCTTACCGGTCATTTTCAGGACGATGAAGAGTATGCGGTGCGAGAGGTTGGATTTTACCTTGCCGATGGCACCCTGTTCGCAGTGTGGTCTCACCCCCAAAACGTACTATTTTATCAAACCCCTATCGCACAAATTATTCAAGGGTTTGATTTACTGCTCAGCGCCGTGCCAGCAGAGGCAGTCACGATTAACACGACCGGCGACTTAAGGCTTTTTTATGCAGCAGAATTTCTCGACATGCTCATGGCACAAACCCAGCAAATTAATGCACATATTCAAGCCAACCACAGGCAAATTCAATTTAACGACAGATTACTACAGCTAGGAGTGTAAAATGGCCGACTATCAGCCAATGACATTAGAGCAGCGCATCGGCGCACTGCAAGCCGAAAACGGCAAACTAATAGACTCAAATAATGCCCTGACCCAAACCGTGGTGGGTAAAATGGGGGAGATTAACCATGCGCTGAGTGACGCGCAGCAAGATGTTAATGAAGCGATTGCTCGCGTAGAGTCCAAAACCGATCAGGCGATCCTTAATTTTGCAGATAGCCATTCGGATATAAACATCAGTTATTACGATCAAATCGCTCATTCAAAGGCTTCACTAGAAATAACACCGGATCCAGAAGATGAATCGCGCTCTGAGTGGATGTTAGTGCCAACGACGAGCAGTGGTTACCATATTTATCCAACCGTCGGTGCACTTACTAAAATTCATCTCGCTCATGGGTACTCATACGCGCCGGGGCACAGTGAAACACCACAATATGAACGTGACTGGAGCATTACTTATTTGCAGTTTGTGTTTGCAAACTCATCGGCAACAAGTGCACAAATTAATGAGCAACTAAATGCGTCAACGCTTGATTTAACCAGCTTTGGTGGCTGGTGGAATGGTTCATCAACGGGCACTATTCCGGTGTTAAAACTTGAGCACCACCACCCATATTCTCGATTGTTTGTCAGGTTTGTTAACCATACCTTTCATGCTGCTAATACTTCAAATCCACCACAAAACATCGTTGAGTTTGGCGGTAATGCAACATTTGCCGTAGACCGTGTAATTAACTATCCAAAAATTAAGGTGTAATGATGCAAGAGCAAATTCCTTCACAACAAGACCATTTAGCGACGCTCGCATATTTAGACAAGCAAGTAAAACGGGGGCAAATTGCCAGAGAAGTCGCAGACGCAGACTCTATTGTTGGTACTACATCAGACACCAGCCACCTTTTATTGGTTGAGCTTATTACATTGATTGATGGCTTGAGTAAAGCAACCACATTGGCAGAGATGCGCGCGGTGGCATCACAAGGTCAAACGCGTTTTGGCACATTGGCGAATAAAGTACTAAACCGTGAAATTCAATTTCCCTATCAAGGTAAAAACATTGAGCGTGTGTATCAAGAGATAGCAGCGCGCGCGACGGGCGTAACCACCATACTCACTTCTTCAGAATAAGGCTTTTTATGGCAAATCAAACTATTGATCTTACGACTTTGCCTGCGCCTAACATCCTCGAACCACTTGACTTTGAAAGCCTATTTCAAGCGCGTAAACAGCGCTTTATTGAGCTTGCACCTGAGTATAGCGATGCGTTAACACTAGAAAGCTCGCCGCTGGCAATATGTTTGCAAGTGGAAAGCTATCGTGAGTTATTGCTAAGACAGCGTGTTAATGAGGCCGCAGCGGCAAATTTACTGGCCACCAGCAAAGGGGCAGATCTTGAGCATCTTGGGGCATTTTATGGGGTATCGCGGTTGCCTAATGAGCAAGACGAAACACTTAGAATGCGTATTCGTAATAGCACCATCGCGTCAAGTACCGCAGGCAGCGCAGCACATTATCGTCATCAAGCCATCGAAGCAGCACCGGGGTTAATCAAGGACGTATCGGTACAAAGCCCAGGGAATGGGTTGGTGGTTGTCACGGTATTAGCAAAGTTGGACGCTGACGCCGAGCAGGTGTTAACGCAAGTTAAAAACCGCTTGTTTGATGACTCAGTAAAAATGTTAACCGATACCTTAGAGGTCAACTTGGCAGAGCCGGTGTTGGTTGAGGTGAACGCAGAGCTATACCTAAACACCCATGCCTCGGAGCTGATTGTCGATAAGTTAAAGCACACGCTACAAGACAAATGGCTGCAAGCCACGACGCTTGGTTGGGACTTAACGCCAAGCTGGCTACATGCTCAGCTTCATGGCACAGGGGTGAGACATATCGAGCTATTAACACCCACACAGTTAATTGATGTGGCCGCACACCAATATGTGATCCCAAGTGCTATCTCGCTTGTGCTAAAGCGGGGGTAATATGACCTTATTACCCCCTAATCACACCGAGCTACAGCAACGTTTACAGCAAAGTGTGACGGTGAGCGACGACATTGACCCGGGTATTTCAGCTCTTTCTGGGTTTAAGGCAGAGCCACACATTAATTTGTTAATGTGGCTCGTATGGGAATATGGCTTAGAAGCTATTTTGCCATACTCCCAAGACCTACGAGAAACCCTCAAGCAAGGTTTGGTATGGCAGCGCCTACGTGGCACTCCTAAAAGCCTAGACATGGCGCTGAACTGGCTTAATTTTGAAGATGCTGAGTTAGAGCTCACGCCTCCCGGTCGTCACTTTTATCGCTATCAACTCAACGCCGGAAAAATCCCCGGTGACAAAGCCTTTAAAGATATTCATCAGTTGCTTGGGTTATCTGCGCCCGTCAGAGCCAAGCTCTCGCGAGTCTATCATGATTATGATGTGCGAGAGCTGCGATTATCCACGGGCGCATTTGGCCAACTGTTGTCGGATGTCTCTGGAGTGGCATTTTATGATGGTGAGCAGGTCTTGTGTAAAGCCAGTTTTGGTCGGCGTCATCAGCACGGTGTCGCACCCGGACAGCTCAACGCTGCAACACAGTTGAGCCGCACCCATAGCCAGCGCAACCACTACTTTAGCGCCAAGCGTTTGAGTGCATATAAGCTTAGCGACAAAGACCCGTCACGCCTGCCTGTAAGCACAGCAAGAGTGCGGCTTTTATCATCGCATCGGGTGTGGTCAACACGCTCGTGGCAGGGTAAATGGCAACAGCGCTGGGGTGTACATGATGTCGCTGGAGGAATGCCGTGTAAAGTCAGCTTGAAACATAGCCAAGTGACTTCAGCAACAAATGCAATTCTCCAAGCGGCTGGAAGCTTTAAAGTTTCTATTATTTACCGAAGATAAAACAATTAAATTATAAGGAGTATTCCTTGGCCACTTTAACACAACAAGGCCGCAAGGCGCTTGCGCGACTTTTGAGTCAGCAAGCTATTCATTTGGCATGGGGTAAAGGCGACCCAAGCTGGGACGACACCTTGTCGCCAACCCCAACCAATACCACTCAACTCACCAGTCTTATTGGTTATCGCAAGGCAAAGCAAATTCGCTTTTGTGAACCTGATGAGCAAGGGGAGATCCAAGTGCCGAGCGGCAAGTTTAGCTTGACCGACACGCCCAGCCAGCATCTGTATTGCCAGTTTACCTATGACTTTGAAGATGGCTTAGGTGAGCATATTCGCGAGCTGGGCTTAATGCTGGGCACAACAGCAAAAGCCAACGTGCCCGCAGGCAAGTATTATCTCGCACCCGACGAAGTGGCGCAGCCCGGCGAGCTCATTTTATTAGAGCATCGCACGGCGTTATTTCGCGACCAAGGGGTACGCGAGACCTTTGAGTTTGTGATCAGTTTTTAAGAAGAAGGCAATGATAAAAGATTATTACCAACAATTTGATCCCGCCAAACAATATAGTCAGCTGTTGTTTCGGGCAAGCAAAGGCTTACAAAGCCGTGAGCTAAACGATTTACAACTACAGTCTCAGCACCATGTAAAAGGCATTGCTGATGTCTTGATGAAAGATGGCGATGTAGTAAAAGGCGGTGATGTTGTCGTCGATAACACCCAGCAGCGTGCGACCATAGGGGCATCGTCGGTGTATTTACAAGGTGCGGTACATGATGTGCCAACGGCGCAGCTTGCCATTAGGCTCGATAAATTAGAAGTTGTCGGGGTGTGGCTGGCAAAGTCTGTTGTTACTGAGCTTCACGACCCCGCGCTTAGAGATCCTGCCATTGGCGCCCACAACTTTGATGAGGCCGGTGCAGCGCGGTTAAAAATATCGGGAGTGTGGGGACTAAGCGATAGCCTTGACTACCCTGACAGTGACTTTTTCCCTGTTTATCAGATAGATCACGGCACGCTAATTGTTAAGCAGCCGCCACCACAGCTTGACTCCATCACCAGTGCCCTTGCCCGTTACGACCGCGAGTCGAACGGTGGCAGTTATGTAGTCAGCGGTTTAAATGTCAGTTATCGCCAGACAAGTGCAACCCACCAGCATTTTAATGTGCAAGAAGGTAAAGCCCATATTAATGGCTATGAAATCGCATTTAATACCGCATTACCAGTTGCACTGGCCAATGATCCGGATGTGCGTGAGGTGATCAATGAACCGAGCCGATTTATTGCTAATGACCAAGGGAAAATGCGTATCGATCTGGACTTTGCGCCGGTTCAGCGTATTGATCAAGTGACCGCTGAGGTGAAAAAGCGCACTGAACTTACCCGAGGACATGCACAGACCGGACAAAACACCGACCCATTTGATGACGACTCGGTGATTGAGATTATGGCGATTTCACAAAACGGTGTGGAATACCGCCAAGGTATCGACTTTATTTTCGTCCGTAATCACATTAGCTGGCGTGAAGGCGGAGATAAACCCGCATCAGGCACAACGTACGATGTGATTTACACATACCGCCGTGCAGTGGAGGTCAGTGCAGATGAAACTGGATTTTGGCTTGAACAGCATTTAAATGATGCAGAAGAAGTGCTGGAAAATGGGCTGATCGTGGTGGATTACCATTGGTATATGCCACGGATTGATTTATTGGTGCTAACGCCAAGTGGCAGCGTTGAGCGGATCAAAGGCGCACCTGATAGAATTAACCCGCAAGCGCCTTTGGTGCCTCATCAGCATTTGGGTCTAGCACAAGTGCATCAGCACTGGGGTAGTGCACCACCGCAAATTCAAAATATTGCAATTGAAGCCGTACAAATGACCGATTTGGCACTGATGCAGCAGCAAATATCCGATTTGTATCAGTTATTGGCTATTGAGCGGCTTCGTAACGACACTACGGCACAAACACCAGCCAGCAAATATGGGGTGTTTGTTGATCCGTTTTTAGATGATGACATGCGTGATGTGGGGCTAAGCCAAAGTGGCTCTATAGTGGATGGTGAATTGATGTTACCGATGAGCGCTGATGTCACCCAGCTGGCGCAAACACAGACCCTGTCGTTACCATTTGAACTTGAAGATGTGTTGGTACAAGAAAGCCGTACAGGGGAGATGAAAATCAACCCGTATATGGCATTTGAGCCTATTCCTGCGGACGTCACCTTAACCCCCAGTGTTGACCACTGGACACAAACTCAAACGCAATGGACAAGCCCTATTACACGCCGCTTAACTCAAGGTGGGGGGCGCGTACGCCGTGTTGTTGAACATACCACAACCGAGCGAGTGGGAGTGAGACGTCAACAAGCTGAGTTTTTGCGTTCTCGTTGGGTTGATTTTGCTATCTCAGGGTTTGACTCTGGTGAGCAACTTGACTCTTTACTGTTTGATGGGATTGAAATTATTTCAGAGGTACAAGCATGATCCAAGCAAATACGCGCGGTGAGTTAACTGGTCGATTTAAAGTACCAAATAACGTGCCCGCAGGTACTAAGTTGGTGCGCTTTATTGGTAAGCAAGGCTCCGCAGGCAGCGCCAGCTATACCGGTAGCGGCATCATAGAAGTCGAAACGCTACGCCGCGTCAACAACATTATTACTCAGCGCTTTGACCCACTTGCACAAACCTTTATTTTGGAGCAGTCACGCTTTATTGCGGGGGTTGAACTGTGGTTTACCGCCAAAGGGCCAGAAGCCGTTGAAGTGCAAATTCGTGAAGTAGTACAAGGTATTCCTACCCAAACTGTGCTGGCCAGTAGCAAGATAAATAGCGATGAGATAAAGCTAAATGATCAGCCAACGCCATTTACTTTTACGCCAACTTTTTTAAATGCAGATCAAGAATATGCTTTGGTTGTGCTCACCGATGGTGCTGAGCATAGTGTGGCGATTGCTGAGCTGGGCAAGCTTGACCAAGGGCATAACTGGGTTACGTCACAGCCTTATCAGGTTGGGGTGCTGTTGTCTTCAAGTAACGCAAGTACGTGGACGCCACACCAAGATAAAGATCTCACCTTTAGGTTAAAAGCCGCTAAGTTTACTGCGCCAAGCCTACGTGTGGAGTTAGGCTCTGTGGACGTTGAACAAGTAACCGATTTAATGCTGCTTGCAGTCGTGCAGCGCCCAAGTGCTGAAACTCAAGTTGCTTTTGAGCTTACCTATCCATCTGGTAATAAAGAAAAAGTGCTCAATGTACAAGAGTGGCAACCGAGCTCACTGGGCGAGACTATCACTGGTAAAGTGAAAGTCAGTGCTTTACTGACTGGTACGCAAACGCTAACCCCGCTGCTATTTGCAGGAACCCAATGTGTACATGGGCAGGTTGCTGACGCTGGTGACTATATCTCGCGTGAATTACCGTGCCGACTCGGTGGCGATGTAATGGTGACGTTTGAAGCCAATATTCAAAGCCACTCTGAAGTGCAGGTACTACTGCAAAAAGAAGCGCAGTGGTTAGCGCTTGAGCTTGATAGTAGCAGTGTATTAACCGACGGCTGGCAGCAGTTTACGTATCGCTTTAGCGGCGTTGATACCGCCACAACAAGAGTCAAACTGGTTTTAAAAGGCACGCCTTCACAGCGCCCAAGGGTGCGTAATTTACGTGCATTTACCTTGTAGGAGGCGCATTGGACATTAATCAATTTACGCCTTATCAGCACTATCCACTCCCTCACCCAGAAAACTTACTTGAGCAAGATGTCCAGCGTTTGATTAACGCCCTGCATGCGATTGACGGTGATATTCACCAACAACAACTTGCCAGTGCACAAGCGCAGCACGACCTCAATAAACGCTTTAACAGGCTTAGACTTAATCAAGTATTGGGTGAATCTGTACTACCAATTTAAAGGACTTTAAGAGGAAATCATGGCAACAATTCAACAAGCCGTTCAAGTAATGGTCGACAAACTTGTCGCAGATATGAATGGCACAACCCCCCTAAGCGCAGAAGAGCAAACCTTAGTCAGCAATGCAATAACCCGCCTTGCCGATAACGCCAAGCTAGAACAAGCCGTCGTTGCGGTTGCACAGGAGCACTTAGATGAGTCAACTCAACTTTTACAACAAGTGGCAACCTCAGCACTGCACAATATCGACACCGCAAAAGCAGAGCTAGGCGGTGCAACTGCGGAGTTGGTAACAAGGGCAGCAAAGCTCGCTTTATTGGATCAAATAGCGCCGCTGGCACAACAAATTAGCACTGCGGTTAACCAAGCCAATGCCGCAGCGCCAAAAACGTTGTTTGCAAACAAATTAATAGATACGCCGAGTACGTCAACCAATAACCGCCGCGCCACAGCCGTGTTAGCGATATACGATAGCAGTGGTAAGTCGTATCTAACGCGACCAAGTTACACGGCGAATAGTGCTAATGACGCCTGTCGATTAGAGCATGTTGAGGTAACAGAAACTGGCAGTGGCGTTAACAGAATCAAAACCAGTTTTGTATATAACAACGCATTTGAGCAAAACCCAACAACAAAAGTGTATCAATATGGCGCGAGCGCATTGGTGCCTTTAGGATTAAAAGACCAGCCGAATGATATCGAGTATCAAGTGGTGTTTAGTACGCAAAAATCTCAATCGACTAACGTAACCGAGTATGGTGGGATTTTTGTGTCTGAGCAGGGGTTCACATCAAGGACGTTACCTAAAAAAGACTTAAACGCGGTAGACCAATTTGGCATCGCTACCCGCACAAGCCATCAACACCACGACGTGGCCGTGTTGTATAACAACCAAAAACATTGTTTAGTCGTCATTGATGCTGGCACAAACTTGGTGGTAGAAAAATACCGTGATGGCAATCATGTAACCAATATTGCCATAGCGAATAGTGATGAATACCAGGCTTATGTCGACAGCGGTGACTTTACCACATTGGCTTTTATCGCCAATACATTAGCATGGCCAAAAGGCAGAATTAAGTATGAAATTAATGAGCACAGTATCTCGAGCTATGCGCTAGATTATTATGGATTTTTTGGCGTATTTACAGGTGAAACAAAAATGGCTGGCAATAGCTATAGCGCCCACTATGTATTTACAGCAGAGCGGAAGCTAGCACCGATAAACTATCATTTTACCAGTCATGGTGATCCTGCCAGAAACCCTGATGCTAACGGGACGGTTAACTCAGAGGGAGAGGTAGTGGTAGCGCTTGAATCTGTAAATGGTGAGGTACTAGGCACTTATCACTATAGGGTTACGACAGATAGATTAGGGCGCTATGGTGGTATTGTAGCTACGGCAATACAAGTGATGAACCCATATTCGCAGATTGGGATTATAGATGAAGTATTAGCTTATAACTCAACGAATAACCTTGTGTATGGTTTCGCCAGAACATGCCGTGCAATTTAAGGAGTGAAAATGAAAACATATTATGATAAACAACAGGGCATGTGTATTAACGGTAACTTTTGGCAGGTGCACCCAGAAACAGGTAAGCCATGGGATACAGACTCGGCAGCGGACTTTTTGGATAAGGCTAAGGCACAGACGGATAATGACGACGGGGTAGCGCAGTTAAAGCAACAAGTAATTGCACGAGTCAAGCAGCTTGCCTATCAACAATTGCAAGGGCAGCAATGGCGAGTGGAGCGGGCTAAGGAGCGTGAGCTTCAAGCGACGCTAAGTGGTAATGACGCTGAGGCGACTCAGCAACGCGACAATTTAAAAACCATTTTGGCGCAGCGAGAAGCACTGCGAGTAAAAAGCGATGAGCTAGAGTCTGAGGTACAGCGCTTGACCACTAAAGCGGAGTTACTAGCGTATGTGATTGAGTTTTAAATACTAAGCAGGTCAGGATTGACCTGTTTTACTTCCTAAAAATCAGTAAGATACACCTATGCTTGAGAAAGTTAACAAGCACAGGCTTCCAATCTCCAAGGCCCACAAGCAAGTGTTTGCTGTGGGTTTTTTTTATTTTTATATTTCACAAGAGGATGTTATGGCATCATCTAAGTTGATTGATTTATCTGCGCTTCCTCTGCCACAGTTGCTAGACAATCTAGAATATGAACATCTGGTGGAGCAGCTTAAAAGTACGCTCAGTGAGCAAAACCCGGATATTAGCGCGGTACTCAAACTTGAGTCGGAGCCACTTACACAATTGCTCAATACTTTTGCCTATCACAGCATGTTATTGCAAGGGCGGATCAACGATGCGGTTAAAGGTAATTTATTGGCAACAGCGACGAGCACGGACCTTGACCATATCGCTGTACGGTATGGGGTAAGTCGTTTGCCACAAGAGCCGGATGATAGATTTAGAAGTCGTATTCAACAGTCTTTTCATAGTTTAAATACCGCAGGAACTGCAGAAAGCTATCGCTATCATGCACTCTCTGCTGACAGTCGTGTCAAAGATGTGCATGTTGCGAGTCCTTCGCCTTGTCATGTTGTGCTGACAATTTTAAGCCATGAATCGCCTAATGGCTTACCTTCAGATGGATTGCTAAACAAGCTTAAAGCAACGTTTGGACTGAAAGCGGATACAGTTGATACCGTATCTGATGTGCTTGCATTACAAAAAGTGCGGCCAATAGGTGACAGAGTTGAAATTAAACCAGTGACAGTGAAGCCCTATACTCTTCACGCTCAAGTGCAATTAGCCCCTGGACCCGGCAAAGCACAAGTTAAGGCACAAGTACTGGCCAAGTTGAGAGATTTTTTTGCACAAACGGGTGTAATGGGCAAAGCGATAAAACGATCAGCACTGTTTGCCACTTTATATAGTAGTGGTGTGGAAGATGTTGTACTCGCTGCACCGAGTGAGAATGTCACAGTAGAAGGTCATGAGATCCCTTGGTGTGAAAATGACATCGCAGGTGTGATATTTGAAGGTGACGTGTGAGTGAGAGTCAACTTTTGCACCGCGGTGCTGAGCTACTTGAGCAAATACAAGCCGCTCAATCCCCAATTTTTGAAGTACTGAATGACGCGGCAAGCTGCCTCGAGGCATTATGGCAACCAGATACTTGTCCAATTGAATTACTACCTTGGTTGGCGTGGAGTCAAAGTGTTACGCAGTGGAATGAACAGTGGCCAGAGCCTATAAAACGCCAGATCATTGCGCAAAGCTATGAGCAACATAAACACCTTGGGACGCGTTTTGCCATTATTAACGCATTAGCGCCTTTTGGCTATGACACCCGTATCACAGAATGGTTTGAGCAAGTACCGAAAGGCCCAGCAGGAACTATCGCGATAGATGTTGCGGTATCTGATAGAGGGCTTGATGAGTCGTTATATCAGCAGATCTTTCAAACTATTTCCGCGAATAAGCGCCATAGTATTCAGTTTGATTTATCGCTCAGTTTATTATCCACAGCAAAAATTCAGCTAGCGTCAGCCACGCTATTTGGTTCTTCTGTCACGGTGTACCCTTATTATGCAAGCGAAATTGTAAGCGATGCCCAAGTACGTCTTGTCGCAGCCAGTCAGTCTTGCAGTTATACCCATATTTACCCTCGGAGTAGTTATGCCCCAACCACTATACTGGACCATGCTGACACCAGCGGGTCGCGCTAAAATAGCCAATGCCATTGGCACAGGCGTTAAAATCAACTTAGTCAAATTTGCTGTGGGCGATGGCAATATTTTACCTGATTCAGAACATCTCACGAGTGAGCGATTTAGAGGACTGATCAATAGCTCCAAAACGTTAGATAACAATCCCGCGATGCTTGAGGTTATCGGTATTGTGCCTGCTACAGAGGGGGGGTTCTATGTTCGTGAAGCGGCTTTTTACACCGAAGACGACCAAGCATTTGCCATTGTTAAATACCCTGAAACGTATAAGCCAAATATTGAAGATAATGCCAGTGCCGAGCTTGGCATAAAAGCGGTAATTGACGTGGTGCAGTCAGAGATGGTTAATTTAAAAGTTGATCCCTCTATGGTGTATGCCACACAAAACTATGTAAATAGTGAAATTAATAAATTTGTTGGCTTGCTATCGCTTGATGGTGGCGCGTTTTCCGATTCATACCCTAATGTTCCCTCGTTAGACGGAGGCAGTATTTAATGTCGAACAAAATTCAATTTAGGCGCGGGCCTGCAGCAAACCGCACCAATGTTACGCCGAGTAATGGTGAACCAATATGGTTGACCGACAGCAAAAAATTATTTATTGGTGATGGCACTACCCCAGGCGGCGTAGATATTTTTACCACTCTTGGCAGTGCCATTCATCGTGATGCAGGCAGTGGTGCCAACCATGTTCTGTTGCTAGACAGTGCCGGTAAAATTCCTGAAAATGTGCTTCCGAGTCTTGCCATCGGTGAGCCATTTGAGGTCGCTAGCCAATCTGCTATGTTGGCGCTGCATGCGCAGCCCGGCGACTTGGCAATTCGTACTGACGAGAACAAGTCTTATATTCTTAAGTCGACACCAGCAAATGTCTTGGCAAACTGGGTGCTGCTACGCACACCAACAGATAATGTATTGTCTGTAAATGGTAAAACAGGCGCTGTAACGGTTAACAAAGCAGATGTTGGCCTAAGCCAAGTTGATAATTTATCGAAATCGCAGCTGTTTACCTCGCCGATGTTCACCGGTACGCCAAAATCCCCCACACGAGCACGCTCAGATAATAGCACCAATATTGCCACCACCGCGTGGGTGCGAGACTGGGTTAATTCATTAGGTCTTGCGGTTGAAGGCGGTGATATTGACGGGGGGGTATTTTAATGGGGCGACGGATCCAATTTAGAAGAGGCCCAGAAGCAACACGATTACAGACTGTACTTGGTAACGGCGAACCGGGGTTTTCAACAGATACAAAGCAGCTTTATGTCGGTGATGGCGAAACACTGGGCGGCGTACCAGTGTTGATGTCTAAGTTTATTGAGGTAGCCGCTCCAAGTGTTGCCGCTTGTGGTGCTCGTCATTTATTTCAAGCGGTAACTACACTGCAATTACCGGATGAAGCACAAAATGGTACAACCTTAAGCGTCATGTTAAGTCCCCATGCCGGGGCGACTCAAGAGTTACCGGCTCGGGTATTGGCACCTGTGTCTAAAACGATTTCAGACGATGAAGGAAATGCAGATACTGAATATCACATGACAATATCAGGGATTGAAAGAACATTTATTTTTATTGATGGAGGATGGCAGATATGGCGTTAACTGATTGGGGTAATACTTCAGATTTGAATCAGGGAGGGTTTAAAGATGGTGTATTTCAAGGTAGTCAATCGCAACTGTTACCATGGCCTGAGAGAACCAGACCAGACTTTGCCCCTAGCTTATTTTTAGGGGGAGGGTTGATAAAACCTAACCCCTACGACGAAGCGAAAGGTTATATTGAAACGTCGTATGACAAAATTAATTACTATAACTCAGATGGAACTATAAAATGGACCGTTTCACGGTATGATGTTTATAACGGGGGATCAACTTTCTCTTTCCAAAGAGATAGCAGGGCTCATATTATTCACATAATAAATGGAGTGCCGCATCTTTTCGGATATGGTTATTGTAGCCAGGGGCAATGCTTTTTCTCTATCAACTTAGAAAGTGTAGAGATCACAAAAGGCCCGTGGCTTGATTATATTCATGTCCGTTTTGATATATCTGAAGATGGGCAGTTGTTTTCTATTTGTAAAGACACAAGGGGCGTTCATAAATGTTTTATTATCGATGGTATGATATTAACAGGAGAAGTTGAAGAGTACGGTTATATTGGTAACTTGAGATTTAGGGGATCTTCTAATGTTGATCAGTTTATGACACTCACAGGTATTTCGCTTTTTAGAGGGAGTTTGATATTGTGCGGTGCTGATGGTGTTGATACTTATAATAGCAAAACAAACAACAGGAACTTGTTTTTTGGTATTAACGCGAATTGTGACTTTTATCGGTCAAGTAATAAAACTCTAATTAAAACAGAACATAGTCACACCATCAATGCTTTCCATAGTATTGTGCAAGTATCTAAAGATTTGTTTATGAGTAGTAGAGATATTCCTTTCTATTATAAATATATATATCAAACCAATACACTGTTTTTTACCCGAAAACAGTTAGAAGACTGGGCGTCAGATGTGATTTACTCAGCTCATGATATTAGAATACCTAAGCAGGCATAATAATGAGAATTCTACTTAAAATTAACTCAGGATTAATTGCCCCTCAATTGCCAGATGAACTGACGTTATTTAAAGAGCAAGAGGTGGTGTTAATGGAGGAAGAACTGTATTTTTTTGCTAAATATGTTGGTGAAAAGTCTCTTGCCAGTGACTACGATGTCGCTGACTTTATTACGCAAAGAAGCGAAACCAATCGCTTAAAAAAAGTGGTTATTGAAAATGTCTCCAATCAACTTGATGGTTACACAAACAACAGCAATGAATTTACCGTTCCACAACAATCAAACGATGTAATAGCCACAGGGCAATTGGCAATAGACGACTGTAAATTTAAAGTACCATTTAAGCGTATTGACACTGGCCGCATTCAATTAATGCCTGCACAAGTAAAAGATGGTCACTTTTCCATACCGCTTAGATTTGAAACAAACGGTATTTGGATAGTGGATCAAGCGTTGATTAACGCTGATTTGCCACAGCCGGTGTTTGAACTAGAAGAGTATCGTTTCTCAGTGCTCTAAAAGCTGCGTATTTTCTAAAGCGGTCATAATTGACCTGTTTTACTTCCTAAAAACCAGTAAGATACACCTATGCTTGAGAAAGTTAACAAGCAAATAAGCTTCCAACCTCCAAGGCCCACAAGCAAGTTATTGCGGTGGGTTTTTTTATAAAAGGAGTTGACCATGGCATTTGAGCAATTGGACTTATCGCAGTTGCCTGTCCCAAAAGTAATCAAGGAGTTAGACTTTGAGCAGCGCTTAACAGCATTAAAGCAAGCGTTAGTCTCGGAAGATGAGGCATTACACCCTGTGCTTGAACTTGAGAGTGAACCACTCACTAAATTGCTTGAACTTATGGCGTATCGTGAGCTAGAGCAGCAGAGCATGCTAAACGACGCGGTGAATGCCAATTTACTTGCCAGTGCGTCAGGTAGTGATTTAGATGCAATCGCTGCAAGGTTTAATGTTGCAAGGCTTGGGAATGAGGATGATGAGCGTTTAAGAGCGAGAACGCAATTAGCGTTTGATGGACTCAATACCGCAGGGAGCGCGGCCTCTTATCGCTTTCATGCATTGTCGGTGAGTAATGAGATTTGCGATGTGCAAGTTCATAGTCCGAGGCCATGTGAAATAGAACTAACCGCCTTGAGTCGAATAGGGAAAGGTACGCTAAGCGCGGAGCTGCTAAGTAAATTACACGACGCCTTTACTCCTGAATCGTCAACTCAGCCTGAAGTCTCTAAAGTGAGACCGCTTGGCGATAGAGTCACAATCAAGCAGCCACAGATATTGTCGTTTAACATTGCAGCGGAACTTGAAATTTTACCTGGCCCGTCGCCTGAGGTGATTGTAGACAGTGCCTCAGCCGCGCTCGACGCTTACTTAACAGAAAGGCGACAGTTTGGTCGACAGATCACGCGAGCGGGCATTAGCAACGCTTTGTTTTTGTCCGGTGTCGAGAACATCAGGTTGGAGTCGCCAAGTGAAGACATTATACCTCTCAATATTGAGGTGGCGTATTGTGATCAAATGGATTTGCGGGTAAAGGTGAGGGGGCAGGATGACTAAGCTTTTACCTAATAATGCGTCAACGCTTGAGCAGTGGTTAGCAGCGCTGCAAGCCAAGCCTCGAACTATTCGAGCGGGGTTATTAGCGGCCTTAAAAATTGATCAGCGCAGCGATGATGAACTCGTTGAAATTGCGTGTTACCTCTCGCTGAGAGAGGTCAGTTGCCTTGATGTACGCAGCGCACTTAAACGCTTATCAAGTAATAAGCTACTGCCAATTATTTATTCTCAAGTGTTTTTCCCAAGAGATGCACTTGAGCGCCTAGCCACAAGTATTGGATTAAGTGGGCTCTCCCTAAAGGATGATGAAGCACGAACTCAATTGCGTGATGCCTGTGTACTGAACGATACACGGCTGCTCTTAACGAGTCTTTGGCAACCCGAACTTTGCCCTGAGGCTTTATTGCCATTTTTGGCGTGGAACTACTCTGTGGATGAGTGGGATGAAAGCTGGTCTTTGCAGGTGAAACGCCAAGTGGTGGCTGACGCATTTACAGTACATCAGTATAAAGGCACACCGTTTGCGCTGCAAAAGGCGCTAGACAGTTTAAACATTGAAACTGAAATCAAAGAGTGGTGGGAAACCCACCAGACCCCGGGAACGGTACAGATCTGGGCGCTCATTAATCAAAATTTGGACGACCGACAACAGGGACTGTTGACCCCCCAAATGCTTAAACGCATTCGCCGTGTGGTAAATGCAGTCAAGCGCGGCGCTATCCATGTTGATTTACAGCTTGGGATTTCGCTTAAAGAGCAAATAGGAATTTCCGCACTTGGTAATACGCCATTGGGACTGAGCAATACCAACGTATTGGGCTTGGGAGTTAAGCCCGCTCAAGGTGTAGCGGGATTGGCGGCATGTGGTCATTGTAATCAGTATGGCTATCAAGCATTACAGGTTGCTGGTGGTGGTATTTTACCTGATGAAAGCAAGGCAAGAGTAGCGGTTGCGGCTGGCGCTTTACAGTTGAATGCGCATGAACATGATTGCCAGGGAAAAGGAATAAAGCCTGATCAAATGACGCAAGGAGTCGCGCTGGGCAGTGCTATGCAACGACTTCATTATCAACATTATCAATTACAAGGAGCGACGTAATGTCAGCACTAACGCTTCAATTTACCCACGCTGGACTGGATGCGCTCTTAAGTGCCCAGGCGCGTGGTTTTAAAGGGCAAATTAGTCACATGGCATTTGGTGACGCGGCGTACACGCCATCGCAAAATCAAACCGAGCTGCGCAGCCTAAAAGAGCGCGTTGCGATTGCCGACAGCGATTATCAAGATGGTGAAAGCACAAGCCTTAAAATTGCAGGCAAGTTTGACGCACCACTTGAATATGCCATCAGAGAAATCGGTGTGTATTTAGATAGCGGTGAAGTGGATGCAAGTGGTGAGCCGGAGCTTATTTTGCTTGGGGTTTATTCAAAAGCCAACACCACCTTAGGCTATCGTACACCTGACGTTAAAGTGTTGCAGTGGCTGACACTCAGCCTTGCTCAGTTACCCAGTGAAAGTATCGAAGTTAAATTGGGTGTCGATAACTTAAACCTTATCGTCGACAAAGAGCTGGCTGAGATGACGCTCACCCAGCTCGATACCATGCACCGGCAAATTAAGCAGGAACTACGTTTGCAGCAACAAGCTTGTGAGCTGAGTGAGCTTAGGCAATTACTCTCAAATGAAATTACACGTTTAGATACAACACACACGACGCGACTAGACGATAGGGTTGAAGCTATTCATGGTGTATTTAACGGTGAGCTCGCCAATGTAACTCGGGTGCAACTAGATACGATGAACCGCCAAACCAATCAAGAAATCAGATTAACCACTCTTGAGCATCAATAAGGAAACACTATGTCAAATGACAATTTAACCATGACGGAGCGCCTGAGTCAGGTTGCCACACGTGCCAATGCACTGTGTCAAACTGTTGAAGATCAGGTTGGGATTATTCAAAGTACGCTAGAGAATAAAGCTGAGGAGGTAGATCAGCATATTGACTCTTCTACTGCTGAACTCACTGCAGCTACAAATGGAATGAAAGCGCAGGTAAATAGTTTTATTGATAGTCAATTTAGAGCTGAGCTACCTTTCTTCCGCATCACTAAGAATCAAGAGCTGAAAATTAATGGCTCTTTAACTCCTGGAACTAAGGGGATCCCAGATGGTTACAGTTGTAGGAATAGTAATCATTACGAATGTGAAATTGTAGCCTATTCAGAGCATGGGAAGATCAAAGAAGATAAACACCCGGAGATCAGAGCAATGTATGATCAAATTCAAGGTGGTACTCCAAAATATAATCAGCCTGATTTTGCAATCGTACGTGTAAAAGCATTAGAAGTGGATGATTATCCAGCATTTGAAAATGCGTACTCCATTTATCAAGGTGCTTTACCTTACAACAACCCATTGACCTTTGGTGGTTGGATAAAAGCTGAATCAGGAAAGGTTCGATTTACTTACCCGTCCGATGACTTCTTAGTTCCAACAGATGACAAATGGCATGAAATAACTCGACAATCAAATATGCCTAGTAGCGGTGGTGTGAATTACACATTTGGTCCTCACATTTATCTAGAAAAAGGAGCTAGCTGCCTAATTGCTTTACCTTCGGTAGTTGCAGGTAAGGTTCCAGCAAATCGATGGGGATATTTTGAAAAACCAGTATTTGAGAGGCAACTATAATGTTAGAACAAATCGTAATGAGAAAAGATGAGCTAGGTGGAGAGCGCAGCCAATTCGACATTGATTGTGAATTAAGAGCGTACCTTAAAAAAACGGATTGGTATGTGATAAGGGAGCTAGAAACGGGAGTGACCATTCCTACTGATGTGAAAGAACTACGCAAGCTCGCCCGAGAGGCAATAACCACTCCATTTAATTAACCTTCTTTCGGGCGTTTCGTCCATCTTCGGCTGTTCATCTAGCCAATTTATAATTTGAGAGCACAACTATGCATCGACAAACCTTGATAGCTAAGGTGTTGACGTGTCTGAGTGATGGCTTGTCTGAGCTTGCAACAGTAAATTTACTAAAAGCAAGCCAGCAGCCTGACTTAACAGAGCGTGCACAGCTTACCCTTATCCCAATCGCTGAACGACAAGCCAGTGAATTGCAAGCAAAAGGCGCCGATAAAGGCGTCACCTATGGGCCTGCGTCCAATAAAAACCTGAGCCCAAATGCACTCGACAGAAGGGTGTTGACCTTGCAGCTCGAACTGGCGTTAGAAGAGGCTGATCCTATCGCCCTTGTCACGCGATTAGATAATGTGGTCAGTGCCGCTGAAGCTGCAATTATAAAGGACGAAACGCCCACCCCTTGGCAACATTGTATTTTTGAAAACGTCAGTATTGATTACAGTGACCAAGTCAGTTCTATGCTCGCCAAGGCGACGTTGGTTTGGCAATTTTATTATCAAGTTCACTATCCTGAAGAGCCGGGAGTGGAAATCACAGAGGTTTACCTTGGTCCTCGCGGTGGTGAACATCGTTTGATCGCCAAAGTACCAGCAACTGAGGTGGCAACATGATTGTAAATCAACACTTTTCTGACCTAGCAATGTCTGATCTACAGCAACGAGTCAACAAATTAATTAGCTTAGGTACGGTACATGAGGTCGATTATGAAACGGCGACTGCAAAAGTCAAAATGGGTGATTGGATCACCGCTAAGCTACCTTGGTTAACAGCACAGGCTGCTCAAGACATGACATGGCAAGCGCCAGAGGTTGGGGAGCAAGTGGTGGTGCTAGCACCATACGGAGATACTGCACAGGGGGTGATCCTTGGTAGTTTATATTCCAATGCTGCGCCTCATCATCACCAAAAGCATGTACTGGACGGCGGGGAAGCGTATGGGGCAATAGCGGATAAAGAAGCGGTTAGTCGTACTAAATATAAAGATGGTGCGATGGTGGAATATGATCGTGAGCAGCATATTTATCACTTATACGTGCCCAATACTAGCGGCAATGATGTGGCGCAAATTAAGGTGCACTCAGCACGCAATGTACATATTGAATGTGGCAAAGATGCCACTGTTATTGTTGGAAATGACGCCAATATACAAGTTGCAAATAACTTAACCGCCAATGTTGGTAATAACGCGGTAGTAAATGCAGACAACAATATTAATGTGGCCGCAGCCAATGCGCTATCGCTTGAGGGAAGCACCATTAGCATGCGCTCAACCTCGGGCAATATCGAGGTTGCAGCCAGCGCCACGTTAAAACTTAACGGCGCCAATATTAGTGCGCAGGAGTAAGGAGTTATGCCAGTCATCGCAGTGGATGGCGACATCACGAATGTTCACGCGCAATTTGTACCGGGGACGGCCAGTGCGACGCAGTCGAGTTTTACCGCAGCGGGCAAACCGATATTACGTGTTGGCGACCCAATTAGCACCCATGTTTTTGCACCAGACCCACGAGTAAAACATGCAGGTGCGACTATCAGCGCTGGTGCTGGCAGCTTTACTATTGCGGGTAAAGCCGTCGCCAGAATAGGCGATGCCACCAGTTGTGGCGGCAAGCTTGCAACGGCTGGTGTGGCGTCATTTACCGTAGGAGGGTAACTCAACATGATAGGAATGAACGCCAAAACTGGTAAAGCACTCGGTGGCGTTGAGCATCTAAAACAAAGTATCAGGGATATCGTCACCACACCGCTTGGTAGTCGTGTGATGCGACGCGACTACGGCTGCGGTTTGTACGAACTTGTCGATAGACCTTTTTCGCACACTTTGGTGGGAGACATTACCATGACCATAGCCGAAGCACTTGAAAAGTGGGAGCCACGTTTTCAACTTGATGGTGTTGCGGTACATCCAGCAGGAGAGGGCAAACTGTCCATCGAAATTAAAGGACTGTACTTAATCAACGGGGAGCCTGTCACCATTGAGGGTATCCAAATCTAAGTTATTTTTTATCCACCTTATCCGTTAGGGATAAGGTCAACAAACTCTAATTTATATGAAGTTATTAGGGCCATACAAGGCAGCTTGTATGGCCTTTTTTATTCTCTAACTGACATGTCTTTAAAGGAGATAACTATGTCAAAATTTCTACACGGTGTAGAAGTCATTGAGGCGCAATCCGGCACGCGTCCAATCAAAACAGTAAAAAGCTCAGTAATTGGTGTAATTGGTACAGCGCCAAGTGCAGATCCTGATAAGTTTCCGCTTAATACTCCAGTGTTGGTTGCTGGCAAACGTGCTGAAGCAGCACCGCTTGGTAACGAAGGAACACTACCTGCGGCAATGGACGGTATTTTTGACCAAGCTGGTGCAGTCGTGGTTGTAGTGCGTGTTGACGGTGCTGATGAAGCGGCAATCATGTCAAACATGGTTGGCGGTGTGGCAGCAGACGGTTCTTATGAGGGTGTGCAAGCTTTCTTAGGTGCGGAGTCAGTACTTGGCGTAACACCACGTATTCTTGTGGCGCCAGGTTATGCACATCAGCGCCCTGAAGGTAATCGCAACCCGGTTGTTACAGAGCTTGTAAATGTGGCTGAGCGCCTTCGTGCGGTTATTATCGCAGATGGCCCAAACACCAATGATGAAGATGCAAAAGCATATCGTGCAGATTTTGGTTCGCGCCGTGTTTATGTTGTTGACCCTCATGTCAAAGTATTCCGCGATGGTAAAACAGAAGTTGAACCGGCAAGTGCTCGTGTTGCGGGCATGATTGCCAAATCGGACAACGACCGAGGTTTTTGGTGGAGCCCAAGTAACACCAATATGAACGGTATTGTGGCAACTGCACGTCCTATCGACTTCCAGCTGGGCGATGCCAACGCACGTGCGAATATGCTAAACGAAAAAGAAGTGTCGACCATTATTCGTCAAAACGGCTTTAAGCTTTGGGGTAACCGTACTTGTTCTGACGACCCGAAATGGGCATTCCTATCAGTGGTACGTACCGCAGATATGATCAACGACTCACTACTGCGTGCGCACATGTGGGCGGTTGACCGTAATATCACCAAAACTTACATCGAAGATGTTACCCAAAGTGTGCAGTCTTACCTGGATAGCCTAAAAGCACAAGGTGCAATTTTGGGCGGTCAAATTTGGGCTGACGAAGAGCTAAACACTCCAGCAAATATTCAAGCAGGTAAAGTGTACTTTAGCTTTGATTTCACGCCGCCAACACCAGCTGAGCACATCACCTTCAAGAGCATTCTAACTAACAACTACCTAGAGGAAATCGTATAATGGCAATCTCTCCAAAAATTCTTAAAAAGTTCAAGCTGTTTGTAGACGGTAAAGGCTATCTAGGTATCGCTGATGAAATTCAGCTACCAAAAGTCACGGTAAAAACTCGCGAAGTGACATCAGGTTTCCAAGCGCCAGTTGAGTTAGATGTAGGCCAACTTGAAAAGCTAGAAGGTACTATTACGCTACTTGAATATAACGCTGACATGATGAAGCTACTTGGCGATTGGAGCGGTGCAACAACGCCATTAACGGCTCGTGGCGCAATCCAAGCGCAAGGCGAAGCGCCTGTTCCTGTAGTGGTAACGCTTGAAGGCTTCTTCAAAGAAGTGGATATGGGCAGCTGGAAAGATGGCGAAGAAGCCAAGCTAACTCTGCAATATGCAATTCAGAAGTACAAACTACAAATCGGTCAAGATGTGATTTATGAAATTGACCTATACAACGACGTTCGTACCGTTAACGGTAAGGATCAAATGGCAGCACTTCGCGCAGCAATCGGAGCTTAATCCATGAAAGAAATCATTACCTTAGCATTCCCAATTACGGTCGATGGGCATGAATATGCAGAATTGACAATGAGACGACCAAAAGTACGCGATCGGTTAATGGTGGATAAAGCGGATATTAGCGAGTCTGAAAGCGAAATTCGTTATTTCTCGCACTTGTGCGAAGTTTCTCCTGACATTATCGAAGAGCTTGATTGGAGTGATTTTGTTAAGTTGCGAGAAACGCTACAAGCTTTTCTCGTGTCCCGCCAAAGCGCTTAAAAGCGATGGTCATTGCCCTTGCCAAGTACACCGGCTGGGGCTTGGCCGAGCTGAACGCGCTGACAGAAGATGAACTCATTGAATGGTTCGAAGCAGCGCTTGATCATAAACAAGCGACAGAAGCGGGCTAAACCGATGACCGCAATCGCCCCTTAACCCTTTAAGGGGCGTATTTCCATATTTTTAGACGCTTTAGCTTAGGCTACTTACTCAGCAGCCTAAGCTAAAGCGTTTCACTTTTCTTTATTTTCCTCAGGTAACGCCATGACAAAAAAAGGTAAACAGGCTCGTTCGCGCGAGGCGAACAAAGTCAAAAATAAGTTGCCACAGGTAACTTCTCTTGCAAACCAAGTGGCACAGTTAGGCAGCATAGTTGCCAAACTAAATGCAAATTCAGCCACAGCAACCAGTGAACAAGTTCAACAGTTAATCACGATTATGACCCAGCTAAATGCCAGTGCGGTGTTGCATCCTGAAGCGTCATTTTCCCTCCCTGAATTTCAAATACCTACAAGCCAAACCGGCGCAAGCGCAGGCGAAAGCTCCAAACTGGTAGAGCAAGTCGACCAAGTGATGCTGGCACTGCCTGATTCACTTAAGCATGCAATAGATGGTTTGTCTGACAAAGTGGCAGGGCTTGATTTTAGCCGTGCGGCGCAAACCGTAGATGTTGAGCTAGAGGCGTTGGCGCAGCAGGTGCCATCGATTTTTAATGGTATTTCTGTCGCCTCTGCTGTGGATGTAGTAGAGCAAGCTTCAAAGCAAGTCCACGGAGCCGCCGAGCCACAGCAGCAATTTTGTGTGGATGTTGAGTCATTAAGTCAAGCTTTGCCGGCATTGATGACAAATTTAGATGTTTCCGCATTGCCAACTCAGCTGCTTGAAACCGGCAAGACCTTGAGTGATATACAGTTCACTGAGGTGCTTAAAGGCGACCTTAGCTCACTAACAGCTGCGGCACCAACCCTATTAACTCAGTTTGGTTTCGATGAGGCTGCAAATGTAGTGACCCAGTTTGCCCCGGCGATGGAGCAGCTTGATCTCAAGGGTATCGTACAAGGTGACTTACAAAGTTTACAACAAGCATTACCTAGTTTACTTGATGCGGTTGATTTAGGTGCGCTAAACCAGACATTAGCTCAACAAATCCCAGCCTTGGCACAGCTAGATTTAGCGGGGCTTGCTCAAGGTGAGTTGGGATCGCTTGTTACCACTTTACCTAATTTGCTGGATGCAGCTGGAATGGAAGGGGCTGCGGATACGCTGTCAGCGGCATTACCTGCACTGCAACAGCTGGACTTGGGGGCGATAGCAGAGGGTGATGTACAATCATTACTGCAAAATGGCCCCGCATTGCTAGACGCATTTGATATGCAAGTTGCCTCACAAGCGCTTGGTGCGGCACTGCCAATCGCTGAAAAACTCGACTTCAAAGGGTTAATGAGTGGTGAGCTTGGCAGTTTGGTTGATGCTGCACCAGAAGTTCTTCGGGCGTTTGAGCTTGGAGATGCCGCAGATAAGTTACAAGCCGCAGTACCTGGTTTAAAACAGCTGAACTTAAAGCAAATAGCCAGCGGCGATGTGTCGAGTTTGATGGCTGCGGGTCCATCATTGCTCAAAGCGTTTGAGCTAGATGGCGCCGCAGGTGTACTGGAAAACGCATTACCAGCATTAGAAAAGCTTGATGTGGATGCGATTTTAGGTGGCGATATTCAGTCCTTAGTGAGTGCTGGGCCTCAGTTACTAAACGCATTTGGTTTGCAAGATGCCGCGAGTGTGTTGGAGCAGCACGCAGATTTGCTCTCCAATATTGATATAAAAGGTGTACTCAAAGGAGATTTATCTTCATTAACTAAAAGCCTACCAGATTTATTTGGTGAGTTTGGTTTTGAAGGAATGGCAGATGACTTGTCGGAGTCGTTCTCTGAACTTGAAACCGATATAAAAGATAACCAGCCTAAAGCAAAAAAAGGTCGCAAAAAACGCGGTAAAAAGCGCAAAAACAAAACCAACCTTTCAGGTAGCACTGCTAAACCACCGCAGCAGGCAAGCAAGCGTAAAGGTAATAAGCCTTTTCTTCGTTTGCTTGACGGGGGCAAAGCACCAAGTGCAACAGCACAGCTAAATGCTGACGCGGAGCAACCAAAAAAAGCAAAAGGAAAAGCAAAAAAAATCAAAACTATGGCAGCTGCAAATGATCCCAGTGTACAAAAGTTGGGGCGTTTTTCAGCAGTCAAAAGCGGTAAACTTGGCAGCGTATTTAAAGGCTCTAAGCGACTGCTAGGGCGCGTGGCAGCTCCTTTGAGTGTGGCTTTAGGCGCATTTGATGCGATGACGGCGCTCACCGATCCTGCCCTTAGCGCAAAAGAAAAAACCACCCAAGTGAGTGCTGCTGCAGGTGGTGCTGGTGGCGCACTAGCTGGCGCGGCTGCTGGTGCGGCGCTTGGCTCGGTAGTACCAGTGGTTGGCACTGCTATTGGCGGGTTAGTGGGAGGTGCACTTGGAGCAATGGGTGGCGAGTCAATCGGTGGGTGGCTTGGAGATAAACTGGGTAGTTTATTTTCAAGTGAGACACAACCTGGCGAAACGACATCTACATCGGTTGGTAGCGAGCACAGTCGCCCACAAGCTGTGGCTCAGCCAGCCACACCTAATGCCGGTTCGGCCGCTAGCGAGGCGCTCGATTTTGTTAAGAACAATGTTATTAACGAGCTGAACTTAGCAACGGGTACCGCTGCGGCATTGGCGTCCCAGCATGGAATCGCCAACACTAAAGTGCACGGGGTGAGTAAAGCCGGCGACATGGTAGGCAGAGCGCTTAACGCACATACCGTGTGGGAGACGATGAATAATGACACCCTTTCACTACAGCAAAAGTCAGGCGTAATTGGTAGCACCTTAGGTGGTATGTTTTCAGCTGATGCCGTAACTGGGGCGATGTCAAAAAGTAAAAACCCGTATGTGAAAATGGCAGCACCTATGGCGGGGTATCTTACCAATAACTTAGTTGGATCTGCGATTAAAGGGTGGTTTACAGATGAAAAGCCTAAAACGGTTGCTCCCGAGGCGACACTCGATCCAAACAGCTTAAGTACGCAGCCCACCAGCGGTGACAGTGCGGCCAACAGTACCTTACAACCAACCAGACATGGCGGCTCTGTTACTGTGAATGCAAACATCACCGTGAATGCAAAAGAAGCTCAGCAGGCGCAAGAAATCGCACAACAGGTGAAACGCATCTTAGAGCAACAGCAACAACAAGCTGAGCAGGCGCTCAGTGCGCGCTATTACAACCATGTAGCATAAACAAAAAAGAGGGCTAAATGAGCAAGGTAAACCATGCTAAGCATATGATGCAACTAGGAAAGTATAAATTTTCAGTGAGCACGGCGGCATTTGATAAGCTCCAATATGAGTCTACATATCGTTGGGAAACTCATGATTCGCAAACTGACAAAGATTCGCCTCCAATGCAGTTCATCGGCGTTGGCGAGCAAGGACTCACGATAGAAGGCGTAATATTTCCACAAATTGTAGACAACGGCCTAAAGCAATTAGACATGATGCGAGACGAGGCGGCCAAAGGGGAGCCAATGACCCTTGGATATGTAGAGGAAAGTGGTAAGTCTAGTCCCAGTGTTGGTCGAGTTATGGGTAAGTGGGTGATCACGCGGATAGCGGAAACTCGTACTCTGTTTTTTAACGATGGGATCCCGCGAGAAATACAATTTACGATGGAGCTTAGCCGCTATTAGCGGCAATTTGCCCTAAGGAGTGAACATGAACAAAGGTGTGACCTATATTACTCGAGATGGAGATTGTCTCGATTTAATCTGCTTTAAACACTACGGGCGCAGCAGCGGTATGGTGGAAAAAGTGTTAGAAGCAAATCATGGACTGGCTGAGCTTGGCCCGCTCTATCCTGAACAGGTCAGTATTTTTTTACCCGAGATTGCAAAACCTGCGGCATCTAAAGTGATTAATATCTGGGACTAATATGAACCTACAGCCACACTATTCAATTAAAGCCAATGGAAATGAAGTCGCAAGCACACTCAAAAACCGCTTAGTTGAAGTAAGCGTCACGACTCGAACTGGGCTGGCAAGTGATACCTGCTACGTACGTTTTGACAACTTAGCTGAAGCTCCCATTGCGCTCCCGTCCCCGAGCGACAAGTTAGAAATTGCGATGGGGTATAAAGAGGGGACGAAAGATCAAAGTGCACCATCGACTAAGTTAGGGATTTTTGAAGTGGGAGCTTATGAGCTGACCGGGCCAAACCGCTCGTTAACCCTTTTCGGCAATAAAGTGCTGTGGGATAAAGATTTTAAGGCGCTTAAGGTACGCTCTTGGCCTGAAAATGGTAAAGATGAACCGGTATTACTGGATAAACTCATTAAAGAGATAGCTGCAGAATATGGTCTTCAAGCAAAGATTGGAGATACTTTTCAAGGACTAGAAATCCCTCACATTGAGCAAAGTGAGAGTGACATGCAGCTGCTGAGTAAACTGGCAGTACAGTTTGATGCCATTATGAAAATTGCAGACGACAAGCTCATTTTTATGGCAAAAGGTACTGGGAAGTCGCTCTCAGGTAAAGCCCTACCCAGTGCAACTATTGGTAAAAAGCAGCTCACCGCTTGGAAGCTCAATGCCAATCACCATAAGTTGATAAAGTCGGTTGATGCTTACTTTTATGACCAAGTATTAGCACAGAAAAAGCAAGTGAGTGCGGGCAGCGGCACACCAAAAACAGCGCTGACTTACGTGTACCACACACAAGCACAGGCGCAAGCGGCGGCGGATGCGATGCTCAGCAGGCTCGCCCGAGCGCACCGTGTGGTCGCGCTTAGCGTTGTTGGTGATCCTGCTTTGGTTGCTGGAGGTGTGATCACCATTAAGGAAGTTGATGACAGCCTTGATGGTGATTGGTTTATTAGTGAGGTTAAACACGTTATCAATCATTCAGGTTTTGCCAGTCACTTGACTTGTGAAGCCCTTATACCAATTTGA